ATTTTGTAATTGAGATACTACTATTTTAGCAATCTGTATCTTGGGTATTTTAATACGAGTACCTGGCACTAAAGCTTGTATCGGATTACTAATATTATTAGCTAAAAGTATTAACCACCATCCGTTGATAGTATTGTATACCTTATATGATATATAAGGCCAGGTATCTCCATATACAATATCATAAATATCAAAATAACCGTCTGGTAAATTTTGAGGAAAAGCTACTGTTTGCAATAGATTATAATAATACCGACCGTCTTCATCAGTATTAACTGTGAAAATATTTTCGTATCTATCATTTTTAAGCTTTGGTAAATCTGAAATGTTATTTTGTTTCATTTTAATCCTCTGGTAAAGTTCTTTCACTTGCAGTGATCTTCTTTTGTTTGTTTTGAATATTTTGGAATAAATTTTTACTTGGTATTACCATATCTGTTAATGTGATACTCACTTCATAAACATCAGGTACGTTATACTCGTTAGCAAGGGACTGACCACCCGTACCGGTAACTCCGGTAACCCCTTGCTTTAATAAACGAATATTTCCGCGGTTATTTATTGTTATATTTGTTACACATGCAGCTGGGCAATAATGTTGTCCTGGTATCCATACATCATAAAATACAGGGGGTATACCTGTTATAAAAGAAGTTTTATTATATAGATTTTGATTTATTAATAACTCACAAAGTTGACGATTTTTAAGCCATTCAGGATAGTTTGGGTCGGGGTTATACGTATTATATAATGGAAACTTTATTGTGTAAGTGCGGAATTGATGGGACTGCCATAACTTAGGGCGGTCCATAATACCTACTTTTGGATAGTTAAGTGCTAAAAATGCTCCAGCTGCATTCGTGGCTAAATCGATACTACCTTCAACAAGACGTCCTAAAGCAGGATCTAACATACTTGCAAAACCAGTTATACCTCCTTTAGCAGCCTCTAGGGTATCTACAGATGTCCATTCAGGGGAGTTTACTTCTAAATTTATATCAGTATAAAAAGGTAACAAATATACAAAATCTGTAGGTTGATTCTTTGGAAATATACCATCATAAACACCCATAGGGCCGCTTCCAACACGGCCAGCCTCGGCTATACCAGTAGTGTAAAAATCAACTTGTTGTGCAATAGTGGTTGTATTAACTTCATATTCTTCCAGGCGTATGTATGGTATTTCTTTACGACCGCTTTTTGGAGTTAGGGTCCACATATAGTCGTTAACAACATCTATAGTTCCGTCTGTTTCATTTCCTGGTCTAAACGTATAAGCAGCATTAGACGTATTTTCGTGATCAGGTGGTTTGATTGCTCGATATAATGCCATAATAATACTTATATTGTTATCCTATAGCAGCTAAAAATTGACGACGTATAGATCTTATAGTGTCATTATTACTATTAGACATTTGACTGGCGCTAGTGTATTGCTTCACACCTTGACCACTATTAACTATAATACTATTACCGCCACTAGATGATTTTGAATCAAAAACTTTAGCTAATGCAAATACTGCTTGACTTAAATTATTTAAATTTTGATTAGTTTTTTCAGTATTACCAGCTATATCAGATAAAATTTGTTTATCAGCATTATTATTAGTAACGTTATTTTCAGTTAAAGATGGAGGAGTAGACGGTAAAATTTCAGTTGTTTTAGGGGTAAGAGTAGTAGGAAGAGATATTTGATCTTGTGGTTTAATAGCAGCTGCAATTGTATCAGGCGCTTTTGGCAAACTAGTTTTAGGTAAAGGTGTAGACTCTTTTTTCTCTGGGGTTGCTTGTTTAGGTACTTTAACAGGTGGCTTACCTTCAGGTTTGATAAGGTCATTTTTTCCTTGTTTAGTATAATAATTGTTAATAATTTGTTGAAATTCTTTTTCTGGTAATTCTCCTCTACCATACATTTTCCACTGATCTTCAGTTAAAGCTTTGTTTATATCTCTAAGAACATATCCTTGTTTCTGTGCTTTTGTTTTACCGGCTAATTTTTCGTTTATAGAATTATCAAATGCACCTAACCCCCAATCACCGTATTGAGCGTGTATGTCATGCATTTGCTCTACAAATTCAGTGCCTCGTTTTCGTAAAGATTGACCCATAGTTAATCCTTCTTCTTTTGCCCCTATAGCGTTTAAAGCCTCTCCGGATAGTCCTTCATCTCCAAAAAAACCGCCCCAACCGCCAAAATAAGTTGTTGGGTCAAGGTACGATAAAACATCTGGTGCAGCGCCGGCTAATGCAGCTGAACCTATACCGTATTTTTCAAAGCCTGATAAATCCTTTCTCTTACTTAGTTCGTCGTAGCTTTCTGTTACATTACCTCCCGCTTCTAAAACAGTTTGTACCGGTAGAGCAAGTTTACCTAATAGACCTCCTGCTTTACTAAGAATACCTTTTCCTGCACTAGCAGCAGGAGCAGGAAGTCCGGGTTTAATAGGTGCTGGTGCGGCAGGCGGTTTTGCAGATGGTACTGATGGTGGTTTTGGTGCACTAGCAGCTGGTGGCGGTGTAGGTGGGGTTACAGGTTTTGGGGCGGAAGGTGTTACTGGGGGTGTAGTTGTAGTAGGTAGAGGTGTGGGGGTAGCAGGTAAAGCTTGAGCAGCAGTACCGGCTGCCGCGGCACCTAAACCAAATAGACCTAACAGCCTACTTAACCCGCCAAATTTACCAGGCAGTCTAGGCATTCTACCCGGTTTACCGGGTATACCGGGCTTACCGGGTTTGCCGCGGCCCCATGTCCAAGGTTTATACCATTTACTACCGCCGGGTTTAGGTGCACCCACTCGGCTACCCATTGCTCTTAACATTGCAATATCAGTAATAAGATCAAATAAACCGCCTTCTCCTCCAGCGCTTTCGTATCCTTCATTAGGTGGTGGTTGTTGTAATCGAGAGGTTTGTTTTTGTTGTTTAGTTGTAAAATCTTGTAATACAGTTTCAAAAATACCTTTAAAGTCTTTTTTACCTTGTTCATCAATACCACCTAAAACAACAGTAAATTTTCTAAAAATATTTTGTTTTTGGGATTGTTGACCTTCAGTATCCGTTAAAGGAAGTTCTTGTTCAGTTCCTTTAGCTTTAGGTAATAGAGATTTAGGCCCTATTGTTGTTGCTCTATTAACAGTGTTATTGTTAATGTTTTGTTCGTTGTTAGTAATCTTAGTAGCGTTTTGAGTTAAAGGGTTATTTCTTGTACTTTTAAAATCTTTAAAAATATTTTGAACAACACCTATAGCACCTCTTTTACCAAAAATTTCTTGATACTTTTCGAGTTTTTCAAGAGAGCGTTCTATTAAGTTATTTTTTTCTTCTTTAACTTTTGTTTCTCGAGTTAAATTAGGTGCAGTTTTATCTTTTTGTTTGTTTTTAAAAACATCTGTAGATACTTCTTTTGCAGGTGTATCTGGTTGTTTGTTTTTAAGATAATCAAAAAATACCCCTAACAGTCCACGCTTGTTATATGTGTTTTGTACATTTTCTAAACGCGAAAAAAAGCCTGGTTTTCTTTTTTCGTCTTTTGTTGTTACATCTTCTTGTGTTTCTGATTCTGTGACGGAAGCTTTATTATTCGAATTTTGTTTAGCGGGATTTAAAAGTTTGGGTATGCGGCGAAGAGCTCTAGTTTGTTGAGCAACTGTTTGTACAAAGTGCTGTACATTTCTATTATCTAGACCGTAACGTGTTAAAAGGTCTATAATAATAGTGTCATAATCATTCTGTAAGGGTTTTGCTACACTGCTAATCACCTAAATATTTAAGTGCAAAACCTTAATAATTGAATATAGCAGCGTTGTATTGTAGTTCTTTTTGAAGCGTAATAGGCTGATCTTGAGCTTGAACTTCAAGTGTTACAAGATATAAATCATATAAAGTTTGTTTATATTTTTCAATATAGGATATTATTTTACTAGTAATAGAGACTGGTAGTTGTTTAATAATACTAACTTTGTCACTTAAAGAAATATTAGATAAATCAGTTTTTGTACCGTTGGTGGTTACATCTTTAACACATTTAACTATCTCATAAAGAAATATTTCACCAACAACATTTTGTACTTCTTGATTTAAAAGATTTTCAAAATTATCAGAAAAATGTTTTATAAAGGTATTTTCGTCTTTTAATGTTGGTACACTACAAGTGATTGAAATATTACCGTCTATTACAACTTCTTCAGGTGTAGTATTAATCTGTTTACTATTTATAAAATCTCTTATGTTTAATTCGTATTTATCGTCTAGTAGTTGATAGGTTTCTATTTCTTCATCTGTAAAATATATAGTTAAGATATTAGATAAGCAGTTGGCTCGAATTTGAAGTGCAATATATTGAGCATCATACAATGTAAGGTTATCTATATTTATTTCTGTAGATAATAGATTTTCTTTTAAAACATTATAAAAAGCTAAATTAAATTTATTAGTAACTGTAGCTGTATCAGCAATAGTTTCAAGCAACGTTTTTAGTTGTTCAGTATTAAGTTGTTTAAAAGATAGTTCACGATTTAAAGAAGGAACAAATACATTAAAACTCGTAGCAACACTTAATTCTTTTAAAGTGTTTAAAATGCTAGTAATATTTTCGGACATATATTAATTTATACTTCAAATTTTAAAAAACTACATAAATGTAGGACTATTAGGATTTATTGGTGGTAATTGACCTTGACTTTGTTTAGGTGCTTGTTCTTTAAACATTTGTTCAAGTAGTTTTACAAAAATGGTATATTCGCCTGGAGTACAATTTTCAACGTACTCAGGTGGTAGGTTAGCAAATTTACATAGAGCAAAAATATTTTCGTATAAAGGCATTAAATTGTTACTAAATAGAATTTGCATAAAAAAGGAAAAAGTATCTCGATTTAAATACAAATAAAGATTATCAAATTTTAAATGCTCAAACAGATTTATATTAGTAATAAAATTATTAAGGGTAACAATATTTTTATAAATTTCAGTACTATACTTAGCAGGTAAATGATTTAATAGTAATAAAAAGTCATTATTGCTTAAATCAGAAACTTGTATTTTTTGATTATTTTTAATAGTAATAAAGGATATGTTATTCTTTAAATAGGAAGAATCAGTAACATCATCAAACAAAAAATTATTAACACTTAAAAATTTGTATTTAATTTTAAAATTATCGTATGTTTGTTCTAAATCAAAAGGCAAAGTTTGATTCAAAGTATCAATAACTCTTGTTAAATCTAAAGTAACTTTTGTATTTTTTTTATCTTTTATTTCAAGTTGAATTGTACTGCCAATACTTAAGCATCGTATATAAAGCAGTAATAATAAGAAGTTTAAAATAGATAAGCTTTTAAGTTCTGAAACAGATAAAGAGGTTATTTCAGATAATATTACAACTAGATTTGCAAAAATATTTTCTGTATCAGGTGTATCACCTAATAGGGTTTTAAGAAGAGTTTTAAAATGCTTAACTTTAAATTCACTAACAAATACATCTTCATCTATAAGATTAATTTTTGTAGTAAACTTTGACATTAAGTTTACTTATGTTGTTATAATAAAAGATTAAACAGGTAATGTTGAATTAGAAGAGGTACCAACAGCTGGAAGAAGGTCGGAATCAGAGCCAGAGGGTGAACTATTATTATGACCGTCGACACTATAATAATCGTATATAAATGTAGTTTCCCGAATAACGGGGCCGGTAGCCGGGGAATAGTTATATTCTTCTCCTGTTATTGCTACCGGGCAAGCATTATAAAAAGTATATTTTTGTAATATTTCCGGGGGAGTACCTGGAGTTTGCAGGGTGCCGTTAGAGTTTATTTTAGGCCCTTGTCTAACACCTAGTTTATAAACATATATATTGCAACGATATTGTTGATCGGGTGGTCTAGCTATTAAACCTAAGTGACCTGTTGTAATAACCCAAGGTCTAATAACTGCGTCTACAAAACTGTAATTAGTTTCTAAAAATGCTATCTTAATGCCGCTTGTATAGTCTCCCCTACCTCCGCCAACAGACGTTCTTAAGTAACCATTCATTTGAAGCCCTTCAGGGTTTGCAATAGTGCTTTCTCCGGGTATTTCAACAGCTTGAGCAAACAAACATGATTTATCAGTTTGTATAATAGGGTTCTTAGTTATTTTTTCAGCTACATTGGTAATATTCCACTTTTGTGGCTCTCTTTCCTCTAATGTTCTTAAAATGACATCGACAACAGAATCGAGCGTTTCAAACCGTAACGCCCATTGAGCTCCTTTAGGTATGGCAGTTTCAAACTTAGATAAAAAACTATCTAAGAAATGAGGTATCTGGCTACTAAACTCTCCTGCTTTATTTCTGGAAGGTACGCCTATCATAATTTAGCGGTTGCTAAATTATTTAAGTTATTTAGCTCTATTTGTGACAGGTGTGTTGTTAGCTATCTGAACTGAAGGTTGTGAGTAATTACCTGTTCCGGTTACTCTCCAGTATTGATATGCAATGGTGGCTGGAATTGTTACAATTGATCCGGAGTCGCCTAAATTATAAGTTGACTCACCAACTGCAACAATATATGCACCGATAAGAGAATACTCCCGAATAGTTACATCAGGGTCTTTACCTAAGAGTTTCAAGATAACATCTGAACTGTTTTTCGGGATACTGTAAGTGCCTTCAGATGTTGCGTCATCAAATGTATTAAATGTAGCGTTCTCTAAAACTGTACGAATGTCGTAGTTTGAATCACATCTAAACGAGACGTTCCAAGCATCTGAGCCTGGATATGTTGCTGTACCAGGAACATTGAACTGTAAGCCCATAAACGGTACTTGAACATTTGTAATAGAACGACCTGGCAGAGTTGCTGTTTCAAGGTATACTAATTGGGTATTATCAAAATTTGTGTTAGCAATTTTTGTAATACGGAATTGAAACTGACGGGCGAAGTCTTTATCTTGCGCTGTATTGTAAAAATCAATGATGTTTTGAGTTTGTGTTGCCATATATTTTTAAATATTTATTAGATCAATTCTAAGAAGTTTTGATTTGTACGTGTTGCAATGAAGTTTACCAAGATAAACTCTGCAGCACGGGTCGGTTTAATGTAGATGTCTACAGCTAACTCATTACGATCAACTAGATCAGGTGTATTGTTTCGCTCATCGCAAACAATCAAGTAATCATATAACCCTTGAGTATTTTTAGCTAAATCAAATACTGGTGAAATACTACTACGTAGTCTTGTTCTTGTAAATTCAGTATTTGGTTCAAATACATAATACTTGAGGGTTCTTTGTACAGCCCGTTCAAGTGTTAAGAACAATCTACGTACATTAACACGATCAAATGCTGATGGTTTAGATTGTAATGTCTTTTGGCCAAATACTACAAAGCCGTCTCCGGAGAACATTGCAATAGGGTTAATTGAAACCGTATATAAGAAGTCTCGTTGTTTTTGATTTGGATTGAAGGCGAGATCTGTAATATTGTTGATTGTGCCGCGGGTAAATCCAGCTGGAGCAAACCATGGCTGAGTAGCGGCATCAGAGCGAGCATATACTGCTGCAGCAAATCCTGAAGAGGGTAGCCAAACACCTTTATCTAAAAACTGGTCATAACCTCTTACCCAGTTACCGTAAGTGACAGAGTAATTTGTGTTAATTGATTCAAATTGTGTTCTTAGAGGTTGGTAAACATGTTGGGAGAAGTTTTTATTGCGAATTGATAGCACTTTAGTGTTATCCCCTCTTAAGAAATTAGCTCTTAATGGATCTGAAATAAATACGCAATCTTTACGTGTGTTTTGTACAAAGCCGTTATATGTATTGAATACTGATCTCCAACGTGTTACTAAATCTGAACTTACTGATGTTAGATCAGCTTCAGTAATATCTTTAGCATCATTGAAGCTGCCTCCGGAGGTATATGCATGAATTGTTGATAAACCAGCGTCAGCAATAACATCTACAAATACTGTTTCAGGTGTCTCAATAAGTGTTAAAGCTCTTGAAAGCTTTGTAACTGTTTCACCGATTTGTTTATTTTCTGAAACAAGATACGAAGGAACATATGCTCCAACCGGGTAACTTGCATTAGCGTTGGTATTTACAGTTACACTTTTACTTGGGCTATTTGATGATAAGCCGGACCATGGTGTTGTATAAGCAATTTTTGGGTGAACGAGCACTTTAACGTTTGATGATGCATTATCAACGATATCTTGCAAGAAGAAAGATTTTGGTGTGCCGCCAATTGCAGCAACTGTTCTCTTCTGTGCATCTAATGAACCGATGTGAGCTTCAACAAGACTGTATGTTAAAGTTTGTGGTTCGTAAATTGAGTTGCGTACTTTAAAGATACCTAAAACTAATGAATCTCTATAATAACTGTCATTAAAGTTAAATGTAGGTACAAACTCAAGAGCTTCTGACATTGAATTGGAACCGACTTGCTCTTTTGTAGAAGATAATGAAAAACCTAAACGAGTTGTTGATACTTCATAGAATGAATCTGTAGCTGACAAACTATAGAATTTTTTAACTGCTGTAAAGTCGGAATTAGCACCATAACCTGTATTATCAGCTAAGGCTATATAATAACCTTCAAACTTTTCATTAATTGTTGTTTGAGCACTATTTAATATAACAATACCTGCATTAACGTTAGTACCGTCATAAGATGCAGGACCACCGTTATAGTTTACTGAAGATAGAATTGTATCGAATGTAAATGTTACAGCACTTCCTGCAATACTAATACTAAAAGATGGATCAATATTAGCTATTTGAGCTTGTACTGTTGCAGATGTTGTGGGTGTAGCAGTAACACTCGAAGTGCCCGGGTAAGCTGTAACGCTTGATAGGGAGGCATCGACAGTTGTTATAGATGACCACGTAAAATCACTCTGAAGTAAACTATCATATTGATTTTGAGTAAGATTTTTAGCTATAGGAGCACCAATTTGAAAACCTGCCTCAGATGAAGCAACAGGAAAAAACAAAGCACCGTATTGTTCACTGAAACCGTCTCCGGCACCAGAACCATATGGAAGTCTTGTAATAAGAAGGTTAGCAGGTGAATTTAAAACTTCTTTTCCAGAATGATAGAAATATCTTTCTGCTGGTGTAGCAGGTGTACCAAAAACTTGCTCTAACTCAGAAACAGAAGAAATTTGTAGAACTTCGTCTGTCGGTCCTTGTGATGCATAACCTGCTAGGAAAACTGTTGTTGCACCGCCAAATTGTTGTGTTACAGAAAGATCTGTTTCTGTGATTTGAACGCCTGGAGAATTAATTGTACGTGCCATATGTTATAATATTATTTATTCCTTTTGGGATATTTTTTTGTAGTTGTTTTAAATTTTGACATCGAACTGACTAAATTGAAATTCTGCGGATGTTTCAAGAATTTCAGAATCTCTATAGTTATAATTAATCCCTCCTAGACTGGTTATAAAAGCATTATAGTAAATAAATTCAATAGTTTTTTGATTGTATTCATTTAAACCAACAACAGTAATATTTGTTTGATACTCCGCTAAAGAGCCTTTTTCTATTCTTTCTGTTAAAGTTTGATTATTTGTTTTGGTGCCACCGTAGCTACTTGTTCTTGGGTCATTCATAACCGTTAACCATTTCCACAATAACCAATAGTTTTTAAATGAATTATCTATTACAAAATTAACATTTAAAGGGGCATAGTTAGGTCTGCTAAAACTTGTAACATTATACGATTGACCGCCATACCGCACTTCTACAGGTGGTACTTGTATAGTTGGAACAACAGTGCCATATACACTAATTTGTAAGGGTTTAATGTCTATTAGTGTATCAATATTTGATTGTTTGCGTAAAATATATGGAAGATCTAGTATAAGTAAAAATTTATCTTTACCAGTTCTATTAAGAACAGACTGCTGGGTAGGTTGTGGTGTCTCGCAAAGGTCGTTATCTGGCATATTACATTGGTTTCCAACCTTGAGACATTAAATCGTCAATATCAGAAGTATCATACATTTTTTCAAGTTCTTTTTCTGAAACTAATGGCTGAAACATTGACTCTTCAGTATTACCCAAAGTTGTTATATTGTTACTATTATTTAAGTCTTTTACCTTATAAAGACTTTTATCAGGTTCATAGTAATCAAGATTTCCAATGCGTAGAGGTTTATTCTGATCGTCAAACTCTTTTACTTCAAAATACTGCTGACAGATTTCTGGCTCTAAAATAAACAGAGCCCAGACCAGAGACATAATTCGGTCATCATAAAACTGGTCATTCTTTTTTCTATAAGTGCCATTTGGGTAACGAATAAAAGTTTCAAACTCTTTAATAGTGTCTAAGTCATTAATATGAACTACTTGTAAAAAGTTAACCCAATAACGCATATTAGCAACTCCGGCAAAACGGAGATTGTTATGTGAAAGAATTCCTAAATGTCTGGTATTAGAAAATGAGCCCGTGTTAGCTAATTTTGAACATGATACAATTTTTTCATACATGTGTTTGTGGAAGAGAGCATCAATAATTTGTGCACCGCAGTTATTCCTCTCAACTAACAGAGGTGGGTTACCCCACTGGGAACAAAGATTAACTAATTTGTTAGCATAGTGATAAGGTTCAACAGTATTAGTTCCGTACACAGCTACCTGTTTAATGTCAGTTAAGTCTGTAACATCAAGTACTTGAG